AGTTTTTTGAAGTAAAAAATTTTTTGATTGAAAAATGAGAAAAAAGTTGGGACCCCTATTTTGGGGTCCCGGGAATTAAAACTGTTTGAACCCGTAGTGGTTGAGTTTATACTATCTAAAAATTGGTACTAATTTACCGCTGTCAATCGCTTCGGAAAGCCACTCGGTAGGGTACTGACAATCACGCTCCTTAATATAGATGAAGGTGGCATACTCCTCGATGGTAAGAACTTCGTTTTTCGTTGTAACTTTGTAGGTCTGTGTTTTCATTGTCTTATCCTTTTGTTTGTATCACAAATATAAGAAAAGTTTTTTGAAGTAAAAAATTTTTTGATTGAAAAATGAGAAAAAAGTTGGGACCCAAGGATTAAAACTGTTTGAACCCGTAGCGGGTTATTTTACGTGCCAAGGTTTCGGCATCCATATATCTCATTTCTAATTCAGTTCCTACCATGTGTACAAACGATCCTCGGAATGAATGTAAAACTTCCATCTCAGCTCCACTCTTAGTCCGGTATTTCTCAATGAAGTCTGACTCAGTTATGGGGTCAAACAGGTCTTCTTCGTTGTCTGCCCATTTTCGGGTCATCCCGTTTTCCAGGAGTACGTTCCTGAGTTCCGTAACGGTGCGGCAGAAGGTGTGGATGCCATTGTTGAAGGTAAGGCTGAATGCCCCGGAGGCAAATTTGTTTATCTTGAGTTCGAGTCCCTGTTTGTTGGTGTAAGTGATGGTTTTCATATTGTAGTTTGTTTTTGTTTGTATCACAAATATAATACTTCTGCTGCAAATACTACGATAAAATGCTGGAAAAATAGCAGAGAAACAATAAATTTTTATTGTTCCGGCCCCTAAGTGATTGAATATCAATGGTTTGGGTACTTTCCATTGGGGGGACCGGAACAATTGGAACAATGTTTCTGTGCACTCTATTTTGTGATTTTTCATTTCCTAAATTGGTCATAATTTTCCTCATATTCCCTATTCAGGTTTTCCTCCTAAATTATTGTTCCAATTGTTCCGGGGGGGGTTAATCAATTGAATATCAATCAATTAGGGCCGGAACAATCATTGTTCCACATTGTTCCACATTGTTCCGGCCCTAAGTGATTGAATATCAATGGTTTGGGCACTTTCCCGGGGGGGACCGGAACAAGTGGAACAATGATTTCACCAACTTTTTTAGGGGGGCCTGTCGAGATTTTTGCCAAAACAGGGGTTTTATCAACTTTTTTAGGGGAAGTCCCCCCCTGATTTGTAAACAAAGAAACAATAAAATCATCAACTTTTGGGGCCGGGGTCCCCCTGATTTGTAAACAAAGAAACAATAAAATCATCAACTTTTTTAGGGGCTCATCCTCTTTGAGAACCCATGTTCCCTATCATTGTTTACTACTGGTCCCTGCCACGGGGGCCAATATCCTCGGCTTGGGAACACAAAAAACCCGGGCTCCCCTAAGCCCGGGACGGAGTAGTTTCCTAAAATTTCCAGCTAAAGCCGACCTCATACCCCGATCGGGTCAGCTCGAAGTCCCACACATAGGATATATCTACTCCGAAATTCCTGTAATATATGCCTCCCCCAGCCCCAACCTGCCCGAATGAGTTAGCTGAAGCTCTCAGGAAGGGGGACCATTTCGGGGACCTCGTTTCTTTGATTTGTTCTCGAACGGGGATATACTTGTACGTAAGATGCTGGAGAGTGTTGTATTGGACTGTAGCTTCCCAGTCAAATTGGCCAATTTTGGGGTCTTTGAAAAATGTTCCAGCGTATTTTCTTGTCGTATTCCAGTCCGATATTGTTCTTTTTACGCTCTCCAGAGTGTCCACTTCCTTTTGGTCCTCCCCAAAACCCTCTCCATTTGTGATTTTGGGGAGTGTTTTGTGAACCTTTTCCTCCTGGCCCTTATAGATATATATCAATTTGATTGGATTCCTAAAACCCTCCCATTTTGGAACCAAATCCGGGACTTTGACCTTCCCCTGAATTGGGGGTAAATCGACGTACTTTATAACGGTCTTTTCCTCGACTGTTTTACGCCCGATTATAAAGCCTATACCTACAAGAACTATTGTGCAGAGTACTCTCTTTAGTAAGTCCATATCGTGTCCTGCGGGAGGGTTTTAGAAGCATCTACGTGGATAAAATTCCCGTCGATGCCTATCCTCCGGATCCGCAATGCAATGGCTGCCCGGAGGATCTTCATCCGATTGGGGCCCGAGGCACACCGGATGTCCACTGCCAAACCTTCGGTGTGAGCACTGTTGCCGGACCGTCCTTTGGCCTTATCGTGTTCTTTGGAACGATAAGCGCAATTGAGGACGAGGGGGATGCCTGCCTTTTCACGGAGGTCATCCAGGAGATCGAGGAAGTCCTGGTCCATGTCTTCGATGGAGCAAGCCGGATTGCATCGCTCGAATTCTTCGGGCTTAAAATACTTACTTGTCTTCATGGCATTCAAAGTCTATTTGAGTTTTCTTGCTGACCGATCTCTCCATGTATGACCGCAGAGCTCTGAATATGGGGTGATTGGAAATTATAGCTGAGTTTTCAAGAAAGCTCCAGAACTCTGTTCCGACCACAAAAGCAGCGAAGAAGTTGGCAAGGCCGAGACCCCCCAAGTTCGGGAGGACCTGCACGTCAAGCATGTAGGCCATGCCAATACCGATAATGCTGAGCCCCAACTTCCAACACGTGTCCCACATTTTCTCGCTTTTGAACACATATTTTTGATGGGCTCGTTTGTGGCGCTTGTAGTCAGCAATATTTCCAGTTATGAAGTCGACGATAATGGCAATACAGACACAGAGGATAAGGACCTGGACCGGAGCTAAAAGCCCCCAAAACCCTACAATGCTCCCGCATATCCATTTTCCCGCTTTCATGACTTCCTCCTCCATGCCTGTTAAACTTATAATTTATTACGTCCTATAATCATTTTACGAGACGGGGACTCCTTGTATTCAGTACATGGAGTCAGTAACCGCAGAGCTTTAAGGTGATTTATAGCCTTCTCGAGGTAGGCTTCCCCGATGTTCCGTGCTTCGTTCGAGCTACGGATGACGATGTTGTCTTCTACTCGAGTGCTGAATTCGCCATCTTTGTACCTCACCCCGAAGGCAGTGGGATTGATTGGATTGTTGACGATGAATCGGGAATATGCAATGTATGCAATGGCGATCTTGAGGCCTTCGCTTCTGCCATCCCCCGAACAGCCACCGTCATAATATCCGCCTTCCATGGCGGCGGTGTACTGATCTTTTGTAATGGTTACGTCCCCGTATTGGAAAGGTCCGGGGCCAGAAAAGTCTGTCTCGTCGAGCCATCTGTAGAGGTTGGCTCCTATGGCATCCACCAATCTGAGGGTCTCAGCCTCCCGGATGTATGGCTCCAGTCTGGCCGGATCGTTGATGTTCTCGGCTATCGGCCGAACATTCCGAAGGTCGTTAGAGTTGAGTATCATCGGGCATGAGTTTTATAATCTCCTCGTCATAAAGCCCATAGATGAGCTTGAGCATGTTTCTCTTCTGAACAGTGGAGAGCATCTGGTCCCGGATAATCTCCAGTACCTGAGTCATGTTGTCCTTGCCAATTCTGTCTGCTATAGACTCGCCGGCATTGTAAGTGAGAGACTGAATAGCGAAGTCGGGATTTTCCAAAGGAGCCCACCAGTACTCAAAAATCGATACGAAAGTCTCCTCCAGCTGCTGACGCTCCCGGACTGTAACAGAGTTGTAGTACTTGTAGGCATTGGTCATGAGATCAGCCCCAAAGTTAGCCCCCACGTCAACAGCTCGAAGAATGGGAGGCTGCTTGAAGGCTTGACCAATGTTCTCCGGGATGACTCTCTGCGTTACTTCGAATGCTTTGTCGTAGTTCTCCCCCGAGAATCTTATGAACTGGGGCACTTCATCTTTTGACTTGCACTGGATGTACCACAATTGTGAAGTGTTCTCATCTCCTTGAAATTTGTTAAGTTCTTCTTGGGTCTCATTCACTTGAGACTCATCTTGAGTCTCGTCCTTGATGTCTACCAAGATCCCAGCTGACAAGAAGTTGGAGCATGCGTTTCTACCGGCTACATTGGCAAGTGCTTCCTCAGTTCTCATGTCCGTCATCTCAGCGATGAATATGGGGATTGGGTAAGAGGGGCTGCCTTCCGAGTCCCCGGAGAAGTAGAGGATCTGGCCATTGTAGTTGTCCCATCCGCCAGCTTCTTCTACCTGGTTCAGGATAACCTCCGGATCCGGGTTGAAGAGGTGAAACCACTCAATGTCAGACGGTGACCACCGGGACCTCGTCTTGTCTCGGTGACCCCAATCCGGATGGTATGCCGTCCGGCCAATAAACCCATTGTCATCCGCCTTCTCCAGTCGGAGGGATTCGAATGGGATGTGGTGGATCGAGCTGACTCGGAAATTCATGTTATAGTTAACATGAATTGCAAATCCATGCCACACCGTAAAGTCTTTGCAAACCATGCGGAGGATCTTGTCAAGCTTCTCCCCTTCTTTGTTTACCCGTAATCTGTAAATGCCGGGATCCTTAAACCCATGACCGTATACGAAGTCATTGTATATGCTCACACAGGCATTTCCGGTCTTTGAGGCTTGAACAATCTCGCTGACCGTCTGGGGAAAATCATTGGTATCTCCGTATGTCTGGATGCCATATTGCCTCCAGTCCCGGGATACGAACTGGGGAGCTGATTTGATCTGTGCAACTTTCATACTGGCGTAATTTTAATAGTAAGAGGGACGGGAAGCGACCCCGTCCTATTACCAGTCCTATTTGGACCCTCCTTTTTTGGCTCCCTTCTTGGGAGTTTCCGAAACGGGATTGACTACACGATTGTAAGCCTCTTCGATCTCCCCGGCAGACATTTGCGAGTCTGCATAGGCTTCTTTGATGGCTTCCAGATCCATCCCGGCGTCGATGAACTCCTTCACCTCGGTGTCGATGTCGGCGGGCTTCTCCTCGGTCTTCTCCTCGGTCTTCTCCTCGGTCTTCTCCTCGGTCTTCTCCTCGGCGGATGCCGAGTCGAGAATGGCATGGATTGCCTCCATGGCTTTGGAGTACTCATCGAGCTTGGCGTTCAGCTCGATCTGTTTCTTGTTCAGCTCTTCGAGTTCGGCTTTGACAGAATCGATCTGCTTGCTCAGAACCTGAGCCTGACGCTTCTTGATTTCCACGTCCTTGTCCGGCATCTCCTTGCCATAACGAGACATGAATTTCTCCAGTCGGTCGTTCAGGTCTTCGGGGACCCGGGTGAAGTACGAAAGAGCATCCTTGTTGAATGCGATGTGGTACAGGCAGAGATCCTCCGTGATGTTCCTCGGGGTGAGGATCTTGCTGAACTCTTTGTTGATCGGGTCGTGGAGCAGAGTACCTGCTCGGAGTTCGTAATCGGGGTGTGCTACGTTTTTCATTTGTTGTTCTGTTATTCGTCTTAATGCTAAGTCGGCTTCGATCAGGCAGAAGCCGCATCGGGAAACTGACTTATTCAAAAAGTATCGAGAAAGTTCATCTACTTCTCGATGGAGAGCGGGGTTCTTTTCCAATTCCAATGTATGGGCCCGATAGGCTTCGCCTCTCAGGGACCCATACTTGGATTGGTAAGCTCTCAGTCTTTCGAGCATGTCAGTCATGAGTGCTACGGTTTAGATCCTTTGGTCAGAAGCCCGTCTACCATGAGGTCTGTGGTGGATTCGTCCGTGTCGAAGAGGCTCATCGGGAGCGAACCTTCCTGAGCGATGGTGCCGTTGGCCAGAGTTACCTGGTATGCGACGCCGTCGGTCATTTCGGTAGTGACAGTGATTTCGGTGAGCTCCAGACCCGAGTCCCAGCCATACACCTCGTACTTGGTGTCCCCGTTGTCTCCGGTGTCGTTGTTCTCGACGATAGCGATGACGCGGGCATTGGTCAGGCCGTTTACGAACTTCTTGGCTGCTTCCGACTTCTTGAAGATTCGGACGACCACGTTGTGCTGGTGAGTCTTGAGGTACGTGCCAGCATTGATGGTGTCCGAGCCTACAGTTGCGTTGGGCAGCGAGTCGACTTCGTAACCAGTGGCACCGGTCTTAAGGATGAGCGAAGAGATAACGTTGTCAGTTACAACAGACTTCGATTTGTCGACGTCCGAGTAGCTGAGGAGAATCACCCTGGCGGTGGTGCCGGCGATTGCCGGCTTACCACACACCTGGTTGATGAATCCTGTTTTGATTTTAGAACAATCAAGTCCTGCCATTTTCTTAGATTTTTGAGGATTAGATACCTACCGAGAACAGATCCGGGTTAGTGAGCTTGGCATCCGCCCGACCCATGAGTTCTACGTAGACTACGCGGTCTTTGTACTCGTACCAGACCCGCATCTTCTCGAAGCTGTCGATTGCATCAACACCTATGCCGAGAACGCTCTTCGAGGTGAAGAGAATTCGATGGGGATTGTTGAGCTTCGTGCCAGTGTCTTCCGACGTAGCGATGATCTTGTCCCAGATGGGCATTGCGATGACAGGGATGCCATTGAAGCTGAGAGCCTCCATGCCATTCAGCAGAGCCAAGCGAGCCGACTCGAGGCAGCAAGCGTCCATAAGAGACTGCTGATAGGCATCGTAGACAGACTGGGTAACGAGGATAAATTTGTCAGACTGCTGACGGAGCAGAAGCGGGGCACTGAACACGACCGACTGAATGTATTCCTTGGCCTTGTCCGGAGTAAGCTTCTGAGCTGCGTAAGATGCCCCGGCATTTTCCGTAATTGTTGCTCCGCGCTGGGACGGATTGGCTGTAGCCTGGGTGGTAATCTGTTTCCAGAAACCATTGATGATGGTGAAGAATTTCAGGTCGAGCCCCTCCGTAATGATACCGCTGTCGGTAACGTTCTTGGCGTCTTTGTCGTTGAACCAGAACAGGCGGTACCAGAAGTCCATAATGGAACGTTCCAGAACCTCAATGACGATGTTCATGTAGTCCGTATCCGTGAAGTCCGGAATGTCGACGCCGGTGCGGAGAGAGTAGATAGTTGCCGACTGCTGAAGGTCAGTGTAACACTGGGACAGGAGGATCTCCCAGATGCCGGGCTCCCATTTCAGCTTGCGGGTGTTGATGTTCCACGGCTGAGGAGTCGGGTTACACCCGGTGTTGACCACGCCGACCATGCCGCCCTCGCCGATGTAACCCACCTCAGTGTTAGTGACGATGTCGGGGAAGACTGTGTGAATGGAGTTGATGTCAGGACCCTGAATGGTGTCCTCCATAATCATCTCCGAGATTGCCTGAATGACACGTCCACAAAAAGTGAACTTGTCCATGTCAAGAAATCCGCCTTTTTTAGCTGTCATAGTTCTTAAAGTTTTTGAGTTTGACTACTTGAGAATCTTTTTGGCAGCGTTGACCTTCTGGAGCTTTTCGCGAGCTTCGTTCTTGAGGTCAGCTGCCGAGGGTTCGGGCTTCTTGCCTCCGGGCAGAACCGTCTTGCGGTTCTTCGGGCGGTAGTTGCTACCACGGAGGTTGCGGAGTTCGTTCTCCTGCTCCTCGATGAGGTTCGTTGCCTCGTCGAGCATCGCCTCCAGTGCTGCAACGCGGTCCTCAAGAGACTCGGTGTCCTCCATCTCGATGCTGGTGACGATGTTGTCCTCGACAGTAACCACCCGGCCGTCTTCCAGAACGACAGTGCCCGACGTCTCGCCGTTGGCGAGAGTTGCCTCTACACCTTCGGCCAGATTGTCCTCTTCACCTACGGTCTGGAGAACGACCTGACCCTCAGCATCCAGATAGTCGAAGTTGGCGGGAGAGCCTTTCTTGCCATTCCGGAATGCCTTGACTTTGCTCATGAATTTTTCATAAGCGCTTTTTTCGTTTTTTGCCATAGCATTAAAAATTTGGTTTGTGTTGTATGAATTGATTTTGGAAATGAATCCCAAGTCAAGAAGTGATTTGGCATCATGGATGCGCTCCTCATGCATGACATTGCGGAGCCGTTCCCGGTCCTGACCTGTTCTCTCGACATACACGTCAAGAATAGCCTCCTCCTCCAGAGCAAGCTCCTCGGCAATGCTACGAGCATCGTCGGAAGTGAGCCAATCCCCGACCGGCATGTATACCCGATGGATGAGTGCCCGGCAATTCCTGTTTGCCGACCGGTTCTCTGCCGGAGCTGCCAACAGGATGCACACTGCCATCGAGTGGCATCCCCCTACAATGTTTGTATAGAGTGTTTTTCCGCTCATGCGAAGAAAGTCGTAAATCTTGAAGCCCTCCTCAACAGAGCCACCGTCACAGTCAATGTTGATGCACACCTCCTGTTCGTCGGGGTGTTCATCAAGTACCCGGCGGAAGGTCTCCACGGAGCAAATTTCTGAGGGCCCGTCCCAAAGCTCCATCATGATCCGATTCTCCTCGGAGTCAATTGCGCCTTTTAAGTTGATGAATATCATGTACCAAATTATTTCGATACAAATATAATTATTCCTAATAGATGTTGAAATACTATTTGTGCTGGACTAATTAAAAATTAGCCCGGTCCTGAATCTGTACATAGTTAGCATCTTCCCTCCGGATGTCTTCGATTGTAGCAATCACTCTCACCTGGCCAAATGCTTTCTGAATCGCTCTCTCCATGTCAAGCCGATTCATAGGTTCCGACGCCTCAGCGAATGATCGGATAGCATATCCCCCGTCCGATCCAACTTTAGTGAACGGTACTCCGCCACCGAGTTCGTTTATGGCAGACAGGAGAGGAAGGAACATACGGCTCGACTTCTTGTTAATGATGGTCTCTCCTCCTTCGGCCTCAATGTGCACTCCTCCAGCGGCATGACTGGGTCCCTCAATGTATTTACCTCTTGCGGCTTTCGGCAGAGGAGCTGCCCAAAGAGCTGCCATCTGAACTGCTCCCAAAGCCGCAGCTGCTGCAATGAACGGGATAGCCAAAGGGAATCCCATTTTAGCCGATGCCATGATGGAGATGGCAGTATTGATGCCAATCTCGAAGGATCCCATTGCCCTCTCCCGGATAGCTTGTTCCCGTTTGATTTTGGCCAGCTCTTTCTCCTTCTGCTTCTCCATCTTGATTTTCTTCTCGTTATATTGAGCCTCTGTGATTTGGCCATTGGCGTACATATTCGCCAATGCCTGTTCCTCCCGGCTGTATTGATCTTCTACCTCCTGGACCCGGCGCTCCCCGAGAGCACTGGCCAAGTCGTTGAAAGCATTAGCAAAGCCGGATGCCATTTCGGCATACTCCTGGAGCTTCTCGATTCGCTCCTCCCATAAAGACTCCTCGTTCTCGGCCATCTCGAGTTGGATCTGAGCAATGGCGTCCTCGTTTCCTTGAGCTGCTGCCAACTCCGCCTCCAGGTATCTTTTCCGTATCTCATACTTGGACTTGTGATTCAACTCAGCTTGAGCGAGTTCCTTGTCGAGGTCCATTTGCTGGATACGAAGATTGTTGGCTCGGAGCTGGGCCTCCTGCTCATAGGTTTTCTCCCCGGCAGCTTTCCTGGCTTCGATTTGTTTCTGGAGCATCTCATTCTCGAGCTCCAGCTTCTTCCTTTCGTTGTCCGCGGCCTTTGAGAGATCTTCGGCATACTGTTCGTTGAGAACTTGGTTGAATCGGTCAAGTTGCTGTTTGGTAGCGTCCTCGCGGATCTTTTTGATTTCATCCTGGAGGTTCTGCTGAATCTGTTTCTCGAGTTCAGCTCTGTTGACCAGGAACTGCTCATAAGCGGCATACTCCTTCTGGTATTCCTCCTCGCTCATACCTCTCACGAACTGAGGAGGCTGAATGTTGGCCAGCTCCTTCATGGCATCCTGGTACTTCTGAGTAACCTGGGCAATCTGCATGTCGACTGTGCCTCCGGAGGCTACAGCCAATATATTGGCTCTCACCCCAGCAAGGTAGTCATTAAGCTGTTTGGCTTGATTCTCGTAGAACTGCTTGTCTGACCGAGCCATGGCATTCAGAGCCGTCTGATACTCCTTGTTAGTGATTTTGCCGTGAGCTTTTTGGAGAGCGAGGCGCTCCCGGGCTCCATCCTGAGCTGCCTTGTAGAGTTTCCTTTCATACTCCATCCGGATGGCGATGCTCGTAGACTGGAATGTTGTTTGGAACCTGAGATCATCTTCCCGGATTTTCTGCATGGCTTCCGAATTCTTCAAAGCAACCTCCAGAGCCTTATCGGCAATGGACTGCTGAGCCTCCCGATTGGCTATTGCAGTCTCGAGAGCCAAATTGGCAACTGCAGCTCCTTCATTCTCGATTGTCCGGAACAGTTCTTGGTATCGATCTTTCAAGTCGTCGAGTTCCTTTTTGGCCTCCTTGTATTTGTTCAAGCTTCCTGACCACGTGTTGAGCTCCTCCTCCTTGGCTGCAATCACCTTCTTCAAGGAGTCGAACTCATCCATTGCAGCCATCTGTCTTTGACGAGCTGCACTCATCTCAATCTCGCGGAGCTTGTTGGCTGTTTTAAGCTGAGCTTCGGCGATCTGTTCCGACGTGGCATGATTGGCTTTGAGATTTTCTATTTCTCTCTTGCCCCGGATCTCCTCGGCTTTGGACAGAGTGTTCCGCTTGGTCTCGATCTGATCCAGTACATACGTGGAGGCTTCGGCAGCTCGATTGTATGCCTCCATTGCCCGGGTTGCTCTCTCTTGAACTTCCGTGTTACTGTTAAATGCGTTCGTAAGAGCAACCACTCCAGCCACCAATCCGCCCACTGCCGCTGCCACCAATACAACGGGATTGGCAGCCAAAGCCGCGTTCCAAAGCCATGTGGCAGCTGCTGCTGCTTTGGTGAGGATGTTGCCAGTTCCCTGGACGGCGTTCTTAGCAGCTATCGCTTTCGTCTCGGCGAGAGTCTGGTTGATGCCAACCAGCTGAACCAAGTTAGATGCAGCTCGATAAGTGGCTTCGGTCTTGGAGAGAGCTGCTTGGAGAGAAGACAAAGAGGAAAGAGCCGTGATGATGGTTATCATCTTCGTCATGATAGCATTGAGCTCCTCGTTCTCGCTCCCCAGTACCTGAGTGGCTGTGGTCCATAAACCGTAGACGGAAGTGATTGCCGAAGTTGCATCCGTGACAGCGACCAGTGTATCGATTCCTCGTCCAGTCTGGTCGATGGCTGTATTGACCGTGTCCTCTGCCGCCTTGAGCTCACCAGCTCGCTTGACCATCTCCTTGAAGGATGCTGAACTCGTATCCCCGGCTTGAGCCATCCGGATCAGAGTGTCGGTCAAGTCGTTGAGCTCCTGTTTCAGGTTATCCGTTGCCTTCTCGTAGTTACCAACTGACCGGCGGTAGTCTCCGAGTGCCTCCTCCTGAGCTTTGATTTCCTCAGTGGTCTCTGCAATGCGCTTGCCGAGCTCGGCTTTACGAGCTGCGTCCTGCATTGAGTTGCCCAGCTCTGCAAACTCGGCATTGTCCAAAGCCAACTGGGTCCTCAGCTTGTTCAGACTGGCCTCCTGTTGGTTCTGGAGCTTAATGTTGTTCTGGATTTGTTTCTGGTACTTATTCGCTTCGGTGTTGATTGCCTTGATCTGGTTGTCAAGTGCGTAGTACTCTTGAGCATTCTCCTCAGTCACTTTGCCCAGAGCCTTCTGCTGATCCCTCAGCTCCTGGGACCGGAGTTTCAATTCGGCTAACGTCTTGAGGGCATCCTCAGCTGTTACCTTGACATTGTAGATTGTACTTTTCTGTTCTTCGGCCATATTACATTCGTATTAGGTCCACTTTGGTTATCTTTCCAGCTTGGAAGTTGTTTATCTTCGAGACGTAGAACCAGAACCCGTGCTCTTCCAGCCATATGGGGTTGAACAGATCCAGACTTTGGATGTCGAACGAATCCAAAAGGATCTGGGTCTGTAGGATCTTCGGTCTTTTGAGTATATTGTCGATGAGCTTGCCGTAGTACTTAGGAACGTAGTAATTCAAACTTTTGAAACGTGCCGTGTATAGCCGTACTTGGGTAAGGGTGTAGCCTACACTCACCTTGGGCTCCATATAGTCATACTTATTGATGTGGACGACCATCGGCTTACTGAGAGCATTGTACTCCCAAGTTGTCTCGGTCATTTCCCCGTTCTCCATCCGGGCTCTATTGATAGTCCATATAGGGTAGTTAGCAAGTGTGTGTAACCTTTGCGTGTACTCATCATAGAGAGTTTGGTTGAGTCCTGCCAAGAACCCAATTTGGAACAGGAGTTTAGTGGGCTGGAGGTTGACGTCCGGGATGCTGAACTTGTACGAGTCAGTAACATTGTTGTCCTTGTTGTCCTCCAGCTTTATCTCGTTGGACTGGGCATAGCTGGATAACTGGAAGGTAAGTTTTGTGTCCTTCCCTTTTATCAGCTTGTCAGACCAATTCTTCCCGGATGAGCTCCGTCTGTTGTAGAACTCCTGAACCGAGTATGCTCTTGCTACTCTCGTGGCGGGATTCACGTCTATAGTCAGACCGAACAACTGAAAGAAGGCTTTGACTATGTCCCCCAAGCTCTTAAACCCAGTCGAAGCCAGGAGGTCATAGGTTAGCCCGGGATAAGGCCTATCCCCTGGGGAAGTTTCCGGAGGGATAGGAGCAGTAATGCTGACCGGAAATCTCATGTCATACTGATTGGTAGAGAAATTGCCTGCGAGGAGAGATCCATACACCAGTATGTGCTCTCCTGCCTCCATCGGGATGTCGACCGAAACGCTGCCGTAAGATCCGGACGTCCAAGATCTGGACAACACTATAGCATCAGTCCCGTCGTTCTTGTAGTGGGTAACCCGGACTGCCACCGAACCCCTTGAGATGGCAGAAGTGTTGGACCATGCGAAACTAAACGTGATGGTCGTGTCCCATAGAGTCATCCAGCTGAACTCCCCAGATATGGTGTCTATAATCAAACGTCCGGCGACCGGGTCACTGAGAGTTACCCCGGGGGAGCCTTGCCATATCACACCGGCTAAACCCCCAGGAGGGGTATCCTTAATCCAGCCAGTCCCGGATGCTTTCGGAGCATTGGGGTTGTCTGCCAAAACGGGGTAAGTGCAAGGCAAAAACATTTCGGCTCGGTCAACTGAATCCACGTCAGTCTCGAGACTGTAGCCTGCTCGATCGAAGATCCACGTTACGAGGTCATACCAGTTAAGATGGGGATAGAACTTGTCCAACTCCCGGACTTGTTGGATTGCCTCCATGGAGACCGGGGGGATGTTCGGGTTCTTTTGTAGAGTTGCATACAGCCAAAAATACAGGACTTTAGATTCCTCGGGGCCGGAGAGGTATCGCTCGGACTGTCCCATTGTGTCCGTGTACCACTTGAGGAGGAACATGCCAGTTCCGGGATCCTTCGCGTCAGTGTTGTTGAGGGTGTCGAACAGGTCAGCGGTTGCCCCGAGGATCTGGACCCCGATCGATGTATCTGATACGTCTACGATGTTCAATACTGCTCCAGCCGGGGATATGAGTGCTCCCTCATAGAATAGTTGGCAAGGAAACTTCATGTATGGCACATACGAACCTGAGCCAACTACAAAACTGAATTGGAATGCTTGCTCGTTATGGGTCGTCCTGGGCAGACTGATACGCTGGGAGTACGAGGCATTCCTGTCCTTCAGCTCCGCCAGATTGTTGATCTGGTAATTCATCGCAGGAGCATCCAGCGGGAGATCTAGTGACCAGACCTCGCCGTCAATGCCTTTCATGAGTAGTTCGTAGTTCATATTACCACTGAGTTTGTTCGTCAATAAGCTGAAACTCGTAGCTAACAGTGTTCCGTGGGGCCTTAGTGTCCCAAGTCAGATCAGTATCATCTACGAGGACTCGTTGCCATACTGCAATTTGATAGTTGTAAACCTGGACCAAAGGCGAGAGAGCAATTCCTTTGAGCAAGTTGAAGTCGTTCTCATCAAGCTGTTCTGCTCCGGCTTGAACTATGTTCTTAAACTCCGGAGCTAACTCGCCTCTCGTCTGTGAGGCATAGGGGTCTCTGGAATTCGCTAATACGTATTGGTCTCCCCGGTCAACCTCCTGCGTATACTTCTTGTGTTGCTCAAACATGTAAGTGTCCCATCCGCCTTTCTGGTTTATCCAGCGAATGTAGAATGGGTTGCAAGGTACCTCTGTATCGACGTAACGTATATGCCATTTGTCGGAGTTCAAGGGCAAATTGCGATTTCTGACAATAACGTAGTCAGCACCATCTGTCAATTCTTCATCGAACTCAAGGACAAGCGGGATGTTAATCCTGGGGGAGATCTCCGCTTTCTCGAAGTATGTATTCCCCGTATACATAACATTCACTTCCATGGCTGATTGCATGTTTACTGATATCGACCCCTTAGCAAACAGGGTTAGGAAGTTAGGGTATCCAAAATACTTCTTAACATATAGTTGTCCGTCCCCGCCAGGAACCCGGTCCGTCAACACAAATCCTATGGGCCTTTCGGAGAAGTCAACGCTGTAGCCTCGGGGACAAACTCCCCGGGAGGCATATCGAACATTGAAGTTTTGTTCGCCGATTCCCCTGTATGCGTATGCCGATATGAGGTTATAGTCAATGCCAAAACCTATGCGCGAGTTAACATACGGGTATGTCCTGTTACGATCCCGGAATCCAGCTTTAGCCAAGAAACTGAGGTCGTATTTCTTCGTCGTCCCGAATCCCGAGTCTCTGTAGATGTCGATGCTTTCAGTTAGTGAGTTCGCTGCTTTAACTGGACTGGGGTTATAGCCGATAAAGTTCTGGCCGTAGGCCAAACTCATACCTGAGAGAGTAACCTTCACTCCAGCTGTTGCTCCTTCCTTCCCAGCGTATATGATTAGTACCGTATTGGGGTGTCTGACATTTTCGGTAATCGGGACTTGGAATTTCCATTCTATAGGAAAACCAATAGCTAAATTGGCTGTAACAACTTTAACCACCCCGTGTCCTTCGGCGTTGCCTTGGTACAATGCAACTGTCAGTACTGTTGATACATTCACTTTACTAGAACTAACCCGGAAAGCATACCATTCCCCGGGTTCCATCCTCCGGGGTATTACGAACTCTCTGAACCACTTTTGACTCGTGCCGCCACTGTTGTCAAACACCTCGAATTGCTTGTTGTCAAGGATGTTAAGCGAGATCATGTTAGCCTCATCGAAGTTCTGAGTCTTGATCTCAAGCCCGGATGTTAAGTTGTCGGTCTCAACTGGTATTTGCGAATATGCTGAGTATAAAGAAGTCTCAGCCGGTTGATTGGTAATTGCCATATTATATTATATATCCGTGATCCATATTGTTGTCAGGAGTGAATGCCTCTTCAATGAGGACCCACATTGTCTTGTCCAAATGCTGAGCCAGATACTCCTCGAAGTTGTCAGCAGGAGTGTCTACCAAGTCAACATAAATGTGGTTCCGGTAAAGCTCTGAGCCCTCTCGCTTTATCTTCCATGCAGTAGCATTTCCAAATCGGACCAGGTCCTTCGGGTCCGAGAAGGTGATGCCTTTGAGCTTTGCCCACTCCATGATGATCTGTCCCAAATTGGCGGGGATCTTTCCAGGACCTCGTCCCCGGATGAGAGTGTAGAAGTAGTTCGGGGCTTCGATTGTCCCCCAAACTGTTTCGCCTTCTCGTCCCGTCTGAACTGTTATCTGAGCATAGGTTCTGCCGGAGGCTTCCTGCCCGGCGTCCTGTGATGCCCGGATGATCTCGTCCCTCATCTGGGTGAGACCATCAGCCAATATCTGTTCCAGTCCTACCGCCATTTGTTTCTGGGTTTGCGAGCATTGGCTTTCTGTTGAGCCTTACGCTCCAGTTCCTTGTTTAGCCGCTCCCGGAAGAGGTGACTCTGCAAGTTGGTGAAAAGGAGGTTGTATACCTTTCCGTATTTCCACTCCAGGATCTCGTCCGGGTCCTTCGAGTAGTCCTTGGCCAGTGCAGTGATGGTGGCCATCTCGCCAACCACCAAAGAGAGTTGGGCAATGCCGGCTGCTTTCTCCTCGGCACTGGGCTCATACTTGAGCTCAGTCTGTTCTCGTTCAATCCAGTACTTAATGCCCAGAAGAACCTCATACCAGTACTCGACAATTTCTGAGGTGTTCCTGAGACTCCATTTGACGCCGAGACATTGCATGCCTTCCTTCATCTTGTCAAGGTCAGTCAGTTCCTTGTCAGTGATGATCCGACCAAGCTCTATGCGTTGGCCGAACGTCATCTGACCGCCTTGTATGTCGATTCGCTGTATCATACCATTGTATAAATATCACGGAATGTCCAGACGTCTGGGAACTCTCCCTCAGGATTTACCTTGATTCTAGTTACAATTAAGTCTTCGGTGTCCGGGAATGTGTACTCTTTGAGTTTCCATTCTCCCCCTGCATATGCTGGGATTAGGGGTCTTCCGCATAATATGCTTCCATACGGGTACAATGCCGTGACCAGGTTATTCGGAACAGTGTTAGTGCTTATAGATTCGTTGCCTACAGACTTGTCGACGGGTTTTGATTCGGTGTTCCCAAAGGTTATCGTAACCCCCCTCATGTTAAATCCTTCATGGATGATGTCTATCAGTCTTACGGGCTTGGGAGGAATGGGCTTATACGCATCGAGACACCAATCTTGCGTTACAGTTAGCTCCAGTCCTACGCTGACCTCGTTGGCATCGAATCTGGCAGATGGGTACAGAATCCTAACGGTATTGAGCATTTCGGGATGTCTGAAACCTAATTCCGAAGTCTTCAAGAGATACAGGAATGGCCGAATCATCTGTTCCTCGATTTGGGTCTTCAACTCCAGTCGTCCGGAGGTGGGCGAGTTCTGGCTGAACTTCGTGTCGCCTTTGTAGGCATCGTTGGACATCGGCTCGAACTTGCAGAAGTATATCTGCATGATGGTCCTTTGCTTCTGGTGCCCTCTGTAAGGAATATCATAGTAGCCAGTGGTGGGCTCCTCAACATAGACAAAGTCAGACGATACCCGATTGCCGTCCGAGTCTGTCACGAACCTCTCCATCGTGTCCACTTTGACATTCAGCATTCGAGCCTGGTCACACTCAAAGACGGCCAGAGGGTTGACCTTCTTGACCATGTCGCGGATAATAGTTATAATGTCCAGTATCATCGTTTTGCTGGGATTATGATTTTGGCGGACTTCATGCCAGTCGCCTTCGGCTTTATCTCAAATATCATTCGCATGATGAGCATGTCCAGGAAGTCCGGGGATCTGCCGAGGAGCTGCTTCATGGTGTCCTTGGAAATGAGCTCTCGCTTCTGCTCAGCGGAGTTCGTGTTCTTGGACTTGAGGACAGTCATCTCCTGCTTGATCTTCTCCTGAACTTCGGGAGAGCAGATGATGTGGATCTGGCGCTTGTTGATGAGCTCAGCCAGCTTGAATGCGCACTCCGACTTGATATTGTTGTACGTCTTGGAGTCAATTGCTGATTGTCCTCCGTGAAACTCCCGGATGCCTTTCAGATAGCTCTCCAAGTAGAATCCAAGTCCGTCAGCGTCTGAGACGATGCTGGACCTGGGGACTTTCAGACCGGTGGCCAATTTGGCGATCTTCTCCTCCATCTCCTTGCCTTCCGAGAAGCCTTTGGCGATGGGGATCCGACATACCATGCCATCCCAGGTTCCAACCACCCAACTGTCTCGTCCTTTCCCGGCAAGGTCAGTGCTAATGAACCTTTCGCCCGTCGGGAGTACGAACTCATTGCTGAACATGTCGCACACTGCATCATAGTCGACCAGCCAATTCGGGTCATCGTCATACTCCCAGTTGCCAAAGACCAGTCGCTCGATCTGCGACTGGGTCAGGTTCCGGAGAAGCCCTTCAATATACGTGTCTGGGAGAGTCTTGTTGTCCTGGGGCAGAGCTTTGACGAACCGACGCCAAGGAGGCAGCTTGTTCTCCTTCCATGGCTTGTAGTAGTCCGTGTAGAGAAAATTGTTGGACGGGTTGCAGGTTATAAGGAGTTTGGGAGCCAGCTTGTATACGTCGTTTTTCCAACGACCGATGGAAGCCTGGAGGTTGGTCTTCGCCTCGCGGATAAACTCTCCCCCCTCTTCAATCCATCCCCGAGTCATCTGCATGGAGCCGAACCTCTCATACATGGGGTCACTGGGGTTATACTTGGCATCGATGAGGTAGATGCGGCTTTTGTTGTACAACTCAAAGAAGTTGTATTGGCCATTGAAGTGGTAGTAGTTCTCCGTGATACCCCAATGGGCGAATACCTCGTAGAGGGAGGGAATAGTGTACCGGACCAGGTCGGCAGCCGTCTTACGCGCAATAAAATAAAATGTCTCCGGGTAGGTGAGGGCATCGCCGGCTATCAAAGAACACCCGAGGTAGGATTTGCCAGCACCTTTCGTGCCGGCATACAGAATGTCAGTGACCGAATCATCAAGCCATAACCGAGCCACTTCCTTCTGCTTCTCGTTGCCTTTGGTGTCAAATTGAAGCCGACGTCCCATTCTATTTTACCTCCATTCCTGTTATCTGCTCGAGAGTGATGCCTCCCGTTACATTGACATTTGTCTTGCGTCCTTGAAGCACCTGGATGAGGCTGGCAGCGTACTTGCCAACCAGTGCTCCCTCAATTTGCTGGGAATTGATGGCATCCTCGATGGTGCCACCAATTGCAGCTGCTACCGGTTCTCCTGTAAGTTCCCCGTACTCAATAGGATTTAGTCCAGCGAACAGCCTGAATGACTCGATGGTCATCGGGCGGGAAATGTATACGCTACAGTCGTCGCCATTCTTATTCACGTGAGATTGGGAAAAATAGTTATCCTTCATGAATTTGCAATACTCAATGAATGCAAAGTAAAGCTCCTCCGCATCGGTGGGCTTTACAAATTCTCCGGCGTCTCGCCTTTTCTGTCCCTCCTCCATATAGGCGAGCGGACTCATTTTATATGTACTTCGTGCCATGCCTCAAATATAATCAAACCTTATACAAATTAAAAATTTATTTCTGCACAACAATCCCCGGAGCGTTTGGCCCCGGGGATCTTTAATTTATTCGCTTACGCGAATGAGGGTCACGCCGAACCACAGGAACTTGACCGAAATGCCATTCGGCCAAATCATGCCTTCGTGGACCGTGGCGATGGAAGGGGTCCAATTACAGTACTTGGTATTAATCTCCGAGTACAAAGCCCAGTTTTTCCCGAGCTGCTTAAAGTGTTTTGCTTTCATGTTTTTTTTTAATTTTAGGAATCCAATCGGATTAATGTATATATCTATAAGGGTTGTGGGGGAAAGGTTCCCTAAACACCCCTAAGAATCACAAATGGAGAGGGTTTTCGGGGGATCAAACAGTTTCAATTCCGTATGCGTGAGTACCGTCCAGTATTTGTGGGTCGAGAGAAGGCCCAATTTGGCACTAGTTCTACTAGTTCTACTAGTTCTACTGACTCTCCCAGTTCTACTGACTCTGTCAGTTCTACTGACTCTACTCGCCTACGACTTCTTTTTGAACTTTTGAATCCGTCTCTCCGCTCTCTCCATCTGCTTGATGGATCGATCCAGTTTTCGTCGGGGGTTGATCCACCATTGGCGAATTCCCCCGATAACAGCGAACAGACCGATGATGGCCAACAGGTAAATTGCAATCATTTTCTACACCTCCTTTCTAATTTGTTTTGTAGTTTGCGGACCTCAACCCAGTCCTCGTGCCGCATCCATTCCGGACGGGACAGCAGACTCTGCTGTCCACGTGCTATTTGCATGGTGGTCTTTTTCAATTTGCGGGCGTAGTCCAGGACCTCCCGCTCCTCTTTTGAGTATATCCCCAGCCATCGCCGGAACACTCCAAGTTTCCCAGTTGGGGGTAGCCCCAATTTCTCAGTTTTTTCCATAATAAATAGTATTTAACAATGGGTGGAACAATGAAATTTTTATTGTTCCGGCCCCTAAGTGATTGAATATCAATGGTTTGGATACTTTCCATTGGGGGGACCGGAACAATTGGAACAATGTTTCTGTGCACTCTATTTTGTGATTTTTCATTTCCTAAATTGGTCATAATTTTCCTCATATTCCCTATTCAGGTTTTCCTCCTAAATTATTGTTCCAATTGTTCCGGGGGGGGTTAATCAATTGAATATCAATCAATTAGGGCCGGAACAATCATTGTTCCACATTGTTCCACATTGTTCCGGCCCTAAGTGATTGAATATCAATGGTTTGGGCACTTTCCCGGGGGGGACCGGAACAAGTGGAACAATGATTTCACCAACTTTTTTAGGGGGGCCTGTCGAGATTTTTGCCAAAACAGGGGTTTTATCAACTTTTTTAGGGGAAGTCCCCCCCCTGATTTGGGGGAACAAAATGGGTTGACCAACTTTTTTATTCACCCGTGGACCCGAAGCCCCCCACTCCTCTTTCAGTCGATTGCGGGAAAAGCTCGTCCTCCGACTCGAGAACTTCCACCCCGACGTAGAAGACCGGCATCACCAAACCCTGAACCAGTTTCATGCCCGGCTTGAGGATGACGACTTCCTTGCCGACGTTCATGACGTGCAGATGGATCTCTCCTTGATAGTCTTCGTCGACCACGCAAGCTCCAACCTGTAGCTGATACCTGGCGGCAATGCCACTCTTGTTGAACATGATGAGGGCACACCTCCGGGGTATTCGAGCTTTGATCCCGGATGGGATGTTGATGCTTTCGCCCGGCCAGATCTGTTTGGCTTCGAAGTCTTCCGGGATGTAGAAGTCCAGCCCGGCGGACAGACCCGTTCCTCTGGTCGGGGTCTTGACATTTCTTACTTTTACGATTTTCATTTTTTAAAATATTTTTCGAGACGAGCTCGGTGTGTTGTGCCTGATGAGAGTGATGCTCCTTCTATGAAATTATACCGAGTGTGAAGAGGCAGCTCCTGGAATGCCTTCTTGAACGGTTGACCATCCGATTCAAATATCTTGCCAGCGGGATTTCCCGCTGTAACGTCCTTCATGTTTCGGGACTTGATCCACCACAAAGCCTCTTCCCGATTTATGGAACGTATGGAGGGTCTAACAGACCCCCTACGGAGCGTCATTTTGAACCATTGAGCCTCCGTATTGGAGTCATCTTCTTTAAACCATACCCGGTAATATCCGATAGCTATTGCCATAAGTTGTAGAATATTTCGTGACACTTCTTGCGGTACGCCATCGGATCCTGTCGGATGCTCCGACACTTGAGAGGCTCTTTGGGTCGGTCGATAATCTCCTGAGGCAGGACGTCGCTGAAAGCATCTTTGAGAATGCGCTTGTGAGTTCTGTCCTCCCGGGGCAAACGGAGAGCGAACCTGACAACGTCATGTCCCAGGAATGGTGACCGGAGTTCAACTGTGCTCCTCATGGAAGCCCGGTCAAGCCGAGGCATGTGGTAGAACGGAAGTTCCTGGAACACGTCTGAGAGCTGGGAGTCGTAGTCATCGACTCGGCGATAACCCCCGAAGAGTTCGTCAGCTCCATCCCCGGTCAGGATGACCTTCTCCTTGACCTTCTCCATGAGTCGGAACTGGGGGATCATGGAGCCCAAGTCGATGGGGGTTTCGTTGTAGCGGAGACACCTCTCCAGGCAATCATCATCGGGGATAGGGCCAAGGGAGGTGATAGAAACCCCTAAAAATTCGGACAATAGCATGCCAAATTTTGATTCATTATTCTCCACCATATAGAGATTAACCCCCAGGCCCATTCGATGAAGAATAGAGGCAACTATGGATGAATCCAGTCCTCCAGAAACCAAAGCTCCGACCGGGACTTTAGAGTACATTGCCCGGCGTTTTACGGACCTCTCGACCAAGCCCCGGAGGACTTCGGCGAACTCGGATTTTGCGAAATGACTCCGTTCCCCTATCCCCCATCTGTAGTAGTCCCTCCGGATAATGGTGGGCTTCACCTTCATGTCATCGAAGGAATAGACAGTATTCGGCATAATACGCTTGACGTTGTTCCATGGAGTTCTGTCATCCCAGTTGTACCCCCATTTGAACACTTCCGACTGATAGTACCGGTCGAAGTCTCGGAAGTCCGACACCAACGGGGTTATCTCCGAGCAGATTTCCCCGAATTGGTTGTAGTAGAGTTGCTTCTTTCCGAGAGGGTCGGTGAAAGCAATAATTTGACCCTTCCGGTACCAGCATATTGCCCACATGCCATCCCAGTTGTTGGCTTCATAGATGATGTCTTCGAGACACGAGGATCCAAACAAGTCGCGGAGATACTCGACGTCGCTGGAATACCTCGTAGGATAGTTGTAGATCTCCCCCACGTAAAGAAGCCACCCATTGTTTCCGGCTAACTCTATAGGCTGAGCCAGGCCATCGCCTGGTTCAGTCTGAATGGGCAAACGGACATGACCGAGAAACCATCCTCCTTCGGCAATCTGGGCGGATTCAATGCCCCTATGCTGTATCTCATCAATGACGTTAGCCCTTCTTGTTATACTTATTCCGCACATATCACTTGAGTTTATTTTTGAGAGCGTCCATGAGACAAACGATCCCTATTCCGACTATTACTGCTATTGCCAGCCCAATGATGATGGGCTCCTCATTTCCTCCTGACATGTCTTTTCTTCGAATTTTTGAGGATCTGTTGTGCCTTTTTCTCGATCCAGTCGAAGTAGCACTTGCTATCCATGTGGAGTCCTGTCAAGATTCTCGAGCATCCAGGGCAGAATATGCAATCGTCATATTGCTGATGAGCTTTAGCTCTTGCTTCGTCTATAGTCATAACTTAGTATATTACCCATTTAGAAAGGTCATCGTTGTATGCATGGAGGGACCCAGCGAAGTAATGGAGAGAGCCCTTCTTGAGAGAGGGATAGGTAGCTGCGAGGATGTTGAACACGTAGTCCATCATGGCCTCCGTCAACCAGATGTCAATTGCGAAGTGCTTGAAGAAGTCATTGCTCCGAATGTAATATATCACGTGGAGCCGGTTGTTCCGGACGAGGAACTGATAGCTGACGGAGCAAGGTACTCGGGTAAGAGCCCCGGCTGTTGCCCGTGTGTCCTCCGGCTCGAAGATCATGACCATTGCTCGTCTGGAGTGCGGGTCGTCCCGGAGAGTCATGATGACATTATCCAACTGGTGGATCTCGGGTCCCTTGTGGAAGATGTGCAGACGCTCCGAATAGGTGTAGTCGAAGCGACCCTCCTGCCGAGTCTTGCTCACCAGCTTCTGCCACAAGTCCCGGCGGATCTCCCAGCTCTTACCCGGATTGACCCCGTTTCGGTCAAGCCGGTCGGAGAGCTCTGCTCGGCAATACTTCTCGATGAGCTCGGCCTCGTCTTTGAACATGAAGTCGAGCATCTCACGTTTGCCGAGATACGGCTTTGAGATGACGAAGCTCACTCCGATGAGTTCCTTGGTGAGCCGGTCGTCCCCGCTGAGTTCTTGGTTTTGGTAATGGTTGACCGGAACCGTGATGCCGGAAACCTTGAGCTCCCGATCCATCTCCCGGATCATTTCGAAACAGTCTTTGAATATTCTACCCATGTCAATATTTGGATTTAATGCGAAACACATTTACTTGATACTTCAACGACCAGAGCTCTTTGACTCGAGTCTCTGAGAGACCCAAATGCTCGAACATTATGACGAAGTAAGTCCATATCCACTTGAGCCGGTCCTCGAAAACTACCAAGTCAACCATGTACTGAGATTGTCTCCACTCTCTGTTCTTGAGACAGTTTGCTGTCATGCCGATGTTTCCGATTAAGGTAAGCAGATCTCCCGCAAAATCTTCGTCTTCCAGAACCTGTGCCCATTTAGGCATCGTCCAGTCGAAAGTGGGAGTCATGCCATAAAGCTGGTAAAGCTCCAACATGAAGTTGAATGCGTCAATCAGCTCCTCCTCAAAGTGCTCGCTATCGAGTTCCTCCTCGATAGCCTCCTTTGCCTCAGCGAGTTCCTCGACAATCTGCCAACAGAGTTTCTTGAATAGTTCTTGATCCTCCAAAGTGTTGATGTCAAAGTTCGCGATGCGCTCCTTGAAATATGGTCTGTACATGAGCTGGAGCTCCCCCTGGAGGGCATAAATCTCCTCCCAGCTCTTAATGAATGGCTTAAAGTCTTGTGTATTCATGGCTTGATGTTTGAGAATGTATTGTACTGTTCCGGATCTTCTTTGTGAGAGTAATATACAGCTATTCTGCGTCCCTCTTCGGTGAGAACATGTTTGATCTCATGCACCTCGATGGGACTGATCCGGATGAAGTCCACAGCCTCCGAAATGGTTGAGAAGTACGTAGGTACTACTCCCTGAGCTTTTAACGGCTTGGGTTCCTCGAGTTCGTTGTTGATGGCCCCGATTGTGGCTACCATGTCAAGGAGATTGTCCTCCTTGTGTGCATTGGATTCACGTGCCATTTTCACTGCCACTTGGACCCAAGACACGTCAAGAGCGGTCAGAGGCTTACCGGTAATGACCGAGGCGATCTCTGCGGCCTTCTGGTTGCATTCCATGAACGGTCCGTATTGTCTCTCCTTTTCCTCCGACCGCTCATTGATGATTTGGTCAGCGTGTTTAAGTATGTTACTCATGATTTTTAGTATATAGGTTAGACCCCGGGGAGGGACTCGAACCCTCCTGTACCACTCCGGGGTGCCAAGTGGAGTGACGGCTCCACTTGGCGAGGAGTTCTGACTTACTCCTCAGCCGGTGCGTTCTCCGGCTCGTTCTGTTCTGCTTCGGGAGCTGCCTTGTCAGCCTTCTTCCGGCCGCGCTTCGGCTTCTCGGTCTCTTCAGGAACCGGAGCCATCTCGCCGAGCTCCAGGTCCTTCGAGTCGATGCCCTTGCCCCAGACGTGACCGTCGTTGGTCTTGATGCGGTACTGGATGAAGTTGTTGCGGGGGTCGAGACGAACTCCGATGATGATGCCGTCGGTCTGCTCCTTGGTCTTCGTGCAGATGAACTTGCAGAATCGGCCGATGTTGGCTTTGGCCTTCTCGAGATTGGCTTGGGCCTCCTCTGCAGAGATCTCCTTCTTCAACGGGCGGGGTTCCCCGGGCTCCTTCGGAGTCTTTGCCTTGCGAGCCTTCTTCGGCTTCTCCTCGGCGACCTCGTCGTTCTCCTTGATGCCGTTCTCGGCTTTGTACTCTTCGGTCTCAGTGGCGTTGTAGACAGCGCCCTCCTCTGCCGGATGTTCCTGAGATGCTCCTCTCGATGCGAGGATGGATTCGATGGCGTCAAGCTCGTCACCGGTCTTGACCTTGGCCAACTTTTGAAGAACTTTCGAGCTGTAGCTCTTGTACTTTTTGATAAACTTTTCCATAGTGTTTAGTTGTTAAGTGTAGTGTAAAAGTAAGAAAAAATGTCCAATTAAAAAAATTTTTCACCAGAAAAATTGAAATTATTTCAATCCAATTCGACTGTGATTATGTCCAATATGTTGGAGGTCATCATGCTATTGACTGCCAGTAGAGCCCTTCGGATCCCCAAGTCCCTCATTGCTCGCTTTGCTTGAGCAATGGCTCTGGCTTTGATTCTTCCGTCGGGGATAGCTGCTTCGTAGCTGTTGTAGTCCTCGTCCATTAATTCGTAGTAATATCGTTTCATTGTCCTTTTGTTTGTATCACAAATATAATACTTCTGCGACAAATACTACGATGTTTTACGATATTTTTTCAGATATTTTTCGACCCTCGCTTTTACAGCTTCCATGAGAGCATCCTGCCCCCGGGTCTTCGCTTTCTGGGCTCTTATGACGTCCTGGTCCACTGTCTTCGAGCATACCAGTTTATTGACTATCACGACCTCCTTCTGTCCTTGTCGGTCAAGCCGAGCATTGAATTGTTGCTCCAGCTCGAGAGAATAGGTCTGCCCAAACCAGATGATGCGGTGTCCTCCGGCTTGAAGGTTGAGCCCATGGCCCCCGGAAGCCGGGTGCATCAGAAGAACCTGGATTCTGCCAGCATTCCAGTCAACGATGTCCTTCTCCGTTTTGAGTTCCCGGGGCTTATACTTGGCGAGAGCCTTCATGAGCCGGTCTCTGTCATGCTGGAAGGTCCAACCTATGAGGACTGACTGTCCCCCGGCGTCCTCAATGAGTTCCTTCGTGGCTTCAATCTTCAACGTGTGCACCTCATGGGCCACTCTCTGTTCATCGTACACTGCTCCATTGGCAAACTGGAGGAGCTTAGTGGACAAAGCTGCTGCATTGACGGCCGGGATCTCCACTGAGTCCCCGAGCTGATCGATCATGCTGAGAACTTGTTCCTCCTCGAAAGAGTCATAAGCTTTTTGGATTTCCGGGGGCATCTGGATCTCGACTATGTTGTCAATGCGCTCGGGGAGGTTGAGGTAGTCCTTAGCTTTCATGCTCATGCAGATGTCCCCGATCTTAGAATATACCCGCTCCTGATTCTCTTTGGATATATCGTACGAGTACACAATGTGCCCGTTTCGACGGCCAGGCTTAAAGTAGTTGTCCCGGTAGTGGGATATGTACTTGCCCAAGCGCTCTCCCCGGTCCAGGAGGTACATTTGGGCCCAAAGGTCCATAAGACCGTTGGGTGCCGGGGTACCAGTCAAACCTACTACTCGGGAGAGTGAAGCCTGAACGTGCTTAAGAGCTTTGAATCTGATTGACTTGGGGTTCTTGAAACTGCTGAGCTCGTCGATGACCACCATGTCGAATGGTAAGCAAGATCCCCCGTAGAGCCCGCATAGCCAAGCCACGTTGTCTCTTCCGATGGTGTATACGTCTGCCTTCTTGGCAAGAGCCTCACGACGTTGACGTTCTGTTCCAATGATGCGAGACACTTTAATGTGCTTCAAATGGTCCCATTTCTCGACCTCCTGTGTCCAGACTGATTCGGCTACTCTTTTGGGAGCTATGACTAATACCCGTCGGACCTCGACCTCTTTAAACATGAGCTCGTTGATGGCTGTCAAAGTAGACACTGTTTTACCCAATCCCATGTCCAGGAACAGAGCACAGTGCGTGTGGCTTATTATGTGTTCAACAGCTTGTAGCTGGTATTGATGGAGATCATTTTCGGTCATATTCCAATGCTAACATTTTACAACCCATGGTCGTGTCTATTACCTCTACTCGAAAGCCCATTGCTTTCAGTTTCTGGTGCATTAATGTCTGTATTTTTCGGGGCTTTTTACCGAATGCTTTCAGCTCAACGAAAACGACTTCGCCACCGGGGAACAGACAGAGCCGGTCGGGGAGGCCAGCATTATGAATTGCGGGGAGTTTCAAACACCAGCCACCAACTCTCTCCACCTCAGTGACGAGTCGTTTCTCAATCGAGTTTTCGCACGTAGTATTTTTGCTTTCCATAGATGGGGAATCTTTTACTAGCCTTGCACGGCTCCCATTCTGGCATGCTCTTCAACAAGTCATTTATTTCTCGGGTCCTATACCGGTCCATGTCCTCTCTGTTCCGCCCGAGACATTCACACCATATCTCAGCAACACACACGTAGTCTCGGGGGGTGGTCCCTTTGGGGTTTAACTCATCGGCCAGGAAGTCTCTTCTCTGGTATAGGTCCATTGAGTCCCAGTTGTCCGGGAGTTGACGTTCCAAGTACGCCTCAATAATGCCTTTCCGTTCATCTGACTCGCTGTGAGAGCTTTGCTCACTTTTGGCTATTTTTTCTGCTTCATGACTCAAATAGAGTTTCTCCTTGGATTTGTACAGGACAACTGCCTCAGCCCATATCTGGTCTATCTCGTCGTCCAGTTCCATGAACACGTCTTTTTTGGCATTGTTGGGGACCACGTCCACTGGCATGAAGCGTCTGTTGCCAGTGGGGTCTCTCAGGAATTCGCTGTCGTTGGTGGTGCCGAAAAAGACGCATTGCCGGGGGTATATCTCAGAAGTTCTGGCATACGCTGGTCGGAATGAGTCTTCTGACTTAGATATGAAATGCTTCACTGACTCAACCTCCGCTTTGCGGAGACCTGAGAGCTCAGCTATTTCAATAAGCCATGCCCCCTGGATCTGCTCGAGAGCCTCCTTTCCTTGGACTGTCAGGAATGTATCGCTAAACCAGGATTTTCCCAATTTTTTGATGAACGTACTTTTGCCGGATCCTTGAGGTCCTACGAGCATAAGCACAAGGTCGAATTTGACTCCGGGGTTCATAACTCGGGCAACTGCTCCAACCAGCATCTTGCGGATGGCTTCGCGAGAGTAGATATTGTCGTCAGCCCCCATGTAGTCAATCAGGAGTTTGTCTACCCGTTGGATCCCGTCCCATTTGAGGTCATTGAGGTAGTCCAGAATCGGGTGGAAGTGGTTGCGTTCAAATTCCAGAGCCATGGCATCGTCGATCTTTAGCGAGGACGTTATTCCATATACGCAACCCAAATAGTTCCTGACCCCGGAATAGTCTACGTTCTTGACCGGCTCCGGCTTAACAACCCGACGCCATGGGAGATTCCCAAAAACGTACCTCTTCCCGTCAAAGTCGTTTTGTCTGAACAGTCTTTTGAACCGGGGATCGTTTGCAAATATGAGGTTGAGGTTGGCATCCGACGAGAGATACGCTCCCCGAGTATCAACCTCAAGCTCCTTCATCCACTCGACGCTCTCAGCCTCCGGGTCAACCTCCTTTTCGACGACTTCTTCCTGAGCCCGATCATGCTCTGGATCGGCAAACTCGTACTTGGCACTGTTGATGTGGTCGTTGGCAATGGTTGTCTTAGTGTCTGGGTCATTGCGTACGAACTCCTCCATTGCTGACACACTTGGCAACTTCGACGAGGGATCCTTGACCTTGTCGTCAAGGTGGCCGAATTTGTGTATGCGGACCAAGTCAAACGCATTGCAAAGTTTACCCCCACACGGGTCAGTTCCATGATGGGAATAAGCGAACTTGTCCTCATACACGATCAGACCAGCCGAGGCGCTGCCTTTTGTGTAAGTGTATCGGCCCTCCAATGCTGATGGGACATAGGTGTCAGAGAGAAAAGTCTCTATTGCTTCGGGTATGGAGTACGTCCTACAGAACGCTCCTATGAGCCCCCTCTTTATGGTTGGGTCCTCCTGCTTCTTAACGGCTCTGTCGACAGCTTCGAAACGGGACGAAGCTGTGGGCCAAAGTGATGAGTCCTTCCAATCGGCATAGGAGTTGAGGATCTCGTCAGCATCAATCCATGGACCGTCCTGAACCTTAAAGTAGTAGTCCATGTCCTTCGGCGTAGAAGGCCAGAACATGAGTCGGTTGGTCTCGAAAGTTGAATTGTCGAAAAGGTCTATGCCGATTATCCCGGCAATTTTTCGGCTTATGGCCACATACTCATCAGCCGTGACTTCTCTGCTCAGTGGCATTATTAGTCGGTACCGGGGAGACGCATCTGAGTGTTTGTGAGTCCCATGCAGAACAGCTGCATTGTCAAACTGGAGAGTAAAGTCATCCCAGAGGTCTTTGTGGGCAAAGTCCAAGTCGAGTGTCATCAACTGTCTGTGGACCACATTGGCCGGGCTTCTTTTGCCCCCTCTCAGGTAGCCTCCAACGTATCCGCCTACGTCTTTTATTTTGAGCTGGTCCTCCTTGCTTGCAGAAACAAACTCCTTAAATGTTTCAGTGGTTTTGTTCTCCTCCCCGAGTCGACTGACCAATTCAGACCATTTCAGTTTCTTGTTGCTCCATACTTTTGATCTTGCGCTCAGTCCGATTGCAATATCAAGTTCCCCGTCGTATGTCATTAGTCTTTCTTATAAAATTTAGTAACGTATCCGTCTGCTTTGAGAGGTAATCCCATTGGCAAGCAATTCAGCCAAGGAAGATCCTCTCCCATAACTCTACACATAGTTTCCAGACAATCCCCGGCTCGGTCTTCGTCTACCTCTGCAATGGCTTCATCATGGACGTGCATTACTATTTCGAAGTCTTTCATAATGCTTAGTCTGTACATTGCTTCGGCGAGAAGATCCCGGGAGATTGCCTGGACTATGTTCTCCACCAGTTTGCCCCCGTAAGTCTCTACCTCAGTCCATCCTACTGACTGGACCATGCCGTCGTAGACAATGCCAGTCTGCCCGAACCTGTTGGGTCTCACCCGGGGATTTCTGTAGTATAATTTTCTCCCAGCTGGGAGAGCTATTGTCAAATTGGTCCCGTCATGTTCAAAGACGAGACAACTTACTTTCTTGGTTTTCCTGGTCTGGACGCACTCGATGGCCTTCTCGTTCACCTCCGCCCAAAACTCAACAATTTTAGGATTGGCTCTTCGCCAAAGAGCTACGATGGAGTACATTTCCTTTTTGGACAGCTTCTTGTCTCTGTCCATCGCCTCCATTGCGTTGACCGATCCTTCGTATCCGAGGGCCAATTCTGCCGTCTTGCCCCGCTGTCTGAGGTCCGATCCTTTCGTAACCTGCTCAATGGGGACCCCGAACATGAGTGATGCTGATGCCTCGTAGATCTTGCCATGGGTGTTGAAGACGTCGAGTCGCCATTTCTCCTGGGCTAACCAGGACAGGACCCGGGCCTCAATAGCACTAAAGTCGGCTACTGCAAACATTTTCCCCTCCGGGGCTATGAATGCTGTCCGGATTAGCTCTGAAAGGACATTCGGAATGCTGTCGTAACACATTTCGATGAGGTCGTAGTCTCCTTTCTCCACCATGCTTCGAGCAAGGCTCAAGTCCTTCATGTGGTTTTGGGGGAGGTTCTGGAGCTGGATCATACGACTCGACCAACGTCCTGTTCTGTTGGCCCCGTAAAACTGGAATAACCCGTGAGCTCTCTGGTCTTTGGCAGCACAATTGAGCATAGCAATGTACTTCTTAGTAGAAGTCTTCGACAAGGCAAGCCGACCAGCGAGGACCTCCTTGACCAGATCGGGAGCCTCCGGATTGTTTTTCAGATATTCGAGAATTTCGGGCTTTCCCAATGCAGGGAAGTTGAGCCCGAAATTAGTGCTAAGCCAAGTCTTCAACTGGGCCAAGCTGTTCGGGTTATCCAAGCCCGTTAGCTCCTTCATCCGGTCGGTCATCTCCTCCGTGTACACTTCATCAAAAGAGATGGCGTTTCCGGCCATGTCGAGATCGATCAAGATGCCCCGATCATTGATGCTCTGGTCTACCAGGTAGTTCCGGCGTTCGAACTCCGGGAACGGGAATTGATCCAGCTGTTCCACGATCTCGCGTTCGGCAATCACGTCATATTCGGCATACGTCTTGAACTCGTTCCACTTGTCCGGGTCGTCGTCCGGCATGTTCCGGGTTCTCATACCGTTGGACTTAGTTGGCTTGCACGGGGAACAGAAAAACCGGATTAAAGCTTTACCGGTCGACTTCTTCCCGTGCTCCCCGAGGACCAAAGCTTTGGAGAGTTCATCCAAAGCCAAAGGCAGTCCGCAATAGGCCGCTTTGGTCATTGAGCAATACAATTGATCAATCGGGATAGGTAGTCCTATACGCTTAAATACGAGTCTCTCAAATACTGCGTTATGCGCCCATTTCTCGATCCCCGGATCAGTTAAAGCAGAAACGAAGTAATCGGGGAGCTCCTCTCCTTTGGCCAGATCTATCACCTGAACGGGAGAGGTGTCAAAGGCGAAAGACACTATAAGGAGTTGAAAGTCCCCCGATTCTATGTATTTATAGGCGCCCGTGGACTTAATGTCCTCCGGGCTATATGTTTCTGTATCGAAATATAAGCGTCTCGGCATGTTAACTATTGTTAAATTTGTTGCTGGGCGGGGATTCGAACCCCTAATCCCAAATAAGACCCAGCATACCAACCTACATAAGGTCGTCGTCGTCGTCCCACGGGTTCTGGCCGAAGTCCTCTTCTGCCGAAGATCCCCCGGAGAGACGTTCTCCGTCAGCCAACTTCTGGAGGTTGTTCAGCCCGCAAGCAACGCCTTTGTTGCCATTGGTGTTGAAGGCGTAGAAGTTGATCGACGCCCGGCCATAGCATCCGGAGTAGAAATCCTCTTTTTCGATGATGGGGTTGAGGTTGACGTCCACGATGCCAGGACGGTTGTCCGAGTTGGCATTGACGAACATGTGCCCAGCATACTCCGGGTTGTCCGGTCTTTCGGTGTCCCCGTCACGGAGGGGGTTCTTCCACACGGGGGGAATCTTGCCACCCAATTTGGCGATGCCTTCTTTGAGAGCCATGTCGATGGCCTCCTTGACCCGAGACAGAGTTGCTGAGTCAGTCTTCGGGATGAGGATTGATACCGAGTATTTTGCTCGGTCGGAACCCTCCATTGCACGGGGTTCCCATACGTTGGCGTAACTGAACCGAACTTTGCCGGTTACTACTTTGGTTGTTGCACTCATAGTTGTGAAGTTTAGTTATTAGAAAAATCGAGTTTTGCTTGTTCAATTCCCATTGCCGGACGCTTGTCAGACTCGGGGACCAGAGTGGGTTTGCCTGGAGCTTTGATGACGAGGTCCCCGACCAGTGAATCGAAGTCCTTTTTGAGGAGCTTCTCGATTGCCGGGATTCCGGCCAGTTTGACAACTTGGAACTGATCCGGGGTGTAGTCGCATGCGGTAAGAACTTCCTGAACTGCACTCTCGTCAGTCCATTTCCGTATTGACCTTCCTTCGACTACCTTATATCCCGGGATCTTCTCGCCCGAGATGGCTTTGGAGAGCAGGTGCTCAGATACAGCATTTACCCATTCTTGGAGCATGGGGGCTTGCTCGAAAATCTGAGCGAGCTCCTCAGTGGTTAGGAGTTCGGGCTCTTTGAACTCGTGTTTGGCCAAGTCCAGATTGTGGTCTGCCATCTTGCGACACAAAGCTTTGACTTTACACCACCTGCACCAGTGCCCGACTTGGAGTTCCCCCTCCCCGGAGTAAGCAAGAGCTGCTTTGGGTTTCACTACCTCCTCACCCCATTTGTAGAGGTCTTCGGGGGTAATCTCCCATGACGAGATTCGCTCCTGGCGGGGCTGGACGATAGTCAACTTTACCATGTTGATGTCGTAGACCATCTCAAATTTGGACAATGCCCCAAGAGCATACAGCATCAGCTGAGCATTGTTCTCAGCGAAAACCGGCACGCCAGTGCCAAACTTGAGGTCTATGATCTCCATGACCCCGTCAGCGATAATGCAAGCGTCTCCAGTGCCGAATCCTTGTTCGACCCAAGCCGAGAAGTCCAGTCGCTCCTCCAGAAGAACGAGTGCGTCTTTGGTTTTCCGTAGAGCTTCCGTATATTGGTCCGTTACGTACTGGCAATAAGCCATTACGGGCTCATCCATGGCCTCAGTGTAGAGGTCACTCTTCTTCAGCTTCCTGAGTTCAGCAGACGTAACGTCAACAGGCGTTATGCGGAACCTCGCTCGGAGGTAACATTCTGCCATCTCGTGAGCCAGAGTACCCTCTTCGGCATACTTGGAAGGCTTACCGGTTTCCTCAACTTTTTCCTCCAGTCTGGCACTGGGGGTGCAGTTGATCCACCGGTCTGCCTTTGATGCCGAAAGCATGGCGTGCTTACGAGATGAGTGATTCGGGGCTCCCATTACGCAAGGTCTTTGAGGAATTCGTAGAATGCGTCGTAGTTTCTGGCATCCAGTCCCGTCACATTCTTCGCTCCCAGTTCAGTGAGCTTTGCCCGGATGGTTTCGCGGTGGTTGTCCACCTTACTTGCCAGGAGAGTCCGGATGTCCTGAATGGAAACAGCAGGGTCGGAACCCAAAGAGGAGTTCGCATCCATCGGCATGGGTTCGGGCTCCTCAGTCTTTTTGGGGGCTGGAGCCGGAGCCGGAGCTGGCTTCTTCACGTCCTGTGCAGGGACTGATTTCTTGACGTCAGTCGTCTTAACTGTCACGGGATTTGCTCCGATAACCTGACAGATCTTGCGGACCATTTCGAGATCCTGAGTTTCTTCGAGGTTTGCCTCGAACTTAATTTCTACTTTCATTGGCTTGATGATTTTTGATTATGGTGTTCAGAAGTTCAATGTACTTGCTGAGAGGTATAGCCGGGTCATGAAGAACAGTTTCATGAAACAGGGACCCGAGATGGAACACCTTCGTCTCTCCTGTCTTGACTGATAACTCTGCTCTGTAGTTCCCGTTTGTCAGAATACAGGTCTCTTCTTTAAATTCTGAGCTCCATGCTCCTTTGTAGAGGTTGTCAACCGATACCCCAAGCCAAGCTGCTAAACGGGAGACTTGCTCCGAATTCAACAAGGTTTTTCCGTTGAGAACCCGGTTGAGAGCTGCTCGGGGGAATCGGTTATCGGGGAACAGAATTTCTGCCACTTCTTGAAGCCTGAGCCCTCTCTGTTCAATTAATTCCCTGAGATTGATAGTCATTGTGTTGTCCATGTTGTTTATCCCAAATATAATCAATTTTCCCCTGATATTGAAATTTTTTCAATCTTTTTAATGAAAAATGTTTACTTGGTGAGGAGGTAGACCACCTGAGCAATAAATATGCTCCTCCTGCTGGGGTTGACCCGGGCATATACTTCTCGTAGAGGCTCAATGGCTTTCTCAAGCTTGAGGTCCTCTCCTTTCCTCTTCAACTCCTTGAGAGCCTTATAGACCCGGGTCCTTTCCTGCCATTCCCGAACTTCGGCTTTGTCGTTCCACCAACCAGACACGGGGACAAATTTGGAGCTGAGCACATAGGCGGATTTTCCGTCCTCCGAAAACGGCTGTTGAGTGATGGCTCCCGGAGTACAGTTGGGGTTGATCTTCTTCTCGAACGAGATGGGCTCCATGTATGTAGGCCCCTCCCCGGGAAGCTTGTCAATTTTCATGTAGTGGAATCCGAACTCGTCTTCATACTTGAATACTACGTATTTTTCGATCTTTTTCATGGTTATCTGTTTAAGGTTCTTGCTGATATTCTGCACTTCTCGCCGAAGTAGGTAAATGTCTGACCGTTAGCTGCAATGTCTTTCAGCTCAGTCTCAGTGTAAGGCTCATACTCACCTTCAATATTGATTCGAGTGGCTCCTTGGGAGTTAGCCAAAGCTCTGAAGGAAGTGAAGACTCCCTCCACGTATCCCATTCGAGTGACGATAAGTACCGATTTTACTGTTCTCATAGTTGTGTAGGTTTTTGTTTACACTACAAATATAATACTTCTGCGGTAAATACTACGATAAAATCAGCATTTTTTTCCGTTTGTTTTGAGAAGTCCCATCATGGCAATTTCGAGAGGGTTGGGTGAAGCTGGTTCTGACTGTCTTTGGGCTTTCGCCAACCTCTCCCACATTGAGCCAGCTTTAAACCCGATGAATGCCAGGAGCTTCTCCTTTCTTGTGAGGGGCTTGTCGCTTTTAATGCCTAACCGGTCAAGGATAGTCTCAATTCCCTCGTTGACAAAATCAGCCTGATTCCCGACTGACTCTCTGCTGATAACCCCGAGGAGAGTCTCTCCTACATTGCTGGGGTCTTTCAGCTCCTTGGATACGATTCCGTTGTAATAGTTGTCCGATTCGGGGTCCGGATCTGCCGGGAGGTCCCAGTTGAATTTTTTCATAATAATTGGCTTGAATTTATGTTCTATTTTAACTCCATTACCTGATTGAGGGTTAACATTTCTGAAAGTTTTTCCTCTTGATGAGGTCCTGTACCTATTAATAAGTAGTTAGTATCTGTTCAGCCACTCAAGATATGAACCTACCCAATATTTACCGTACTTGAGCCTAAACACTTCTACGTCAAAATAATTTGGCAAAGTGGCTACATAGGCCTTAGCGGCCTCTCTGCTGGGGTGAAGTCTTTTGAGTCTCATAGCTTTATACTATCTAAAAATTGGTACTAATTTACCGCTGTCAATCGCTTCGGAAAGC